AAAACTTGCAAACATGAAAAGTATAAAAGATATGTCAGATAATACACGAAAGGTATTTTTAAAACTTAGAATGAAGAATGAAAAGTATTCAGATAATGACACAGACATAACACAAATAAGAATTGAAGATGTAAAAGATTACAGGTTTTCTGCTATTGTTTACACAAAACAATGGGCTCCAGAAAGACGATCACTAAACTTTAAAAATAGATTATTCGCTAATGAGTTTTTATTGCTTCAAAAATTAGAGTTTAACGTTATAGAACTTATACCCGAAGCATAACATTCCTGTTCCTGCAAGTCAGGAATCTGTCACCCCATAGCTTTTCGAGGCATGGGGATTTGGCAGTAACAAACACAAAGAAATTATGAAACACTTATCTAACACCCTCCAACAAATCGACTGGCTTAAGTGGACTTTGATAGTCCTATTCGGAGCCGTATTAGTTCATCAGGCTTTAATTAATGGATCGTTATGAACTTAGTAGAATTCCTAACCACGTACCCAGATACGGACACTAATTTCGATAAGAACGATAAATTAGTGATTGAAGCCTACAATGAGGAAGGCGATATAATTGATGTTTATAATGATTGCAGACCTGATATTCAGGATTACTTTGAGCGCAAGTTCGGCAGGGATTACGAATATCACGGTATTGGATTAATCAATTATGAGTTTAATGGCAGTTACGATGCTGCACTTGATGCGATAAAGGAGGATTTGGATTTATGAAAACCCTATACGAAAGATTAAAGCCTGAGCATAAGGATGTACTTAGTGTGGAAGCTGAAAAATATCCAGCCATTGCAAAGTCAATGAACGATGAACTTCAAAGAAAGCGCGTAATATTAGATTTAAGCTATGGGTGTGTTGTAACTATATCTCATACACTTAGATTGAAAAACTCAAACATCGACACTATTATGAATCTGTTTGAAGCTAATGAATTGTTAAACGTAAATAGTAAATAGGATGAAACTTAAAGATGCAGGAATAAACTTTTTAGTCGGGCAAGACTATACGACTATTGAGATATTAGACAATACATCATCAACTACATTTTGTAGTGTTAAACTAACCCCCAAGCAGTTAAGTATGGCTTTATCAAGATTGGGTAATACGCCATGTGAGGTTGATGTTTATTCAATTGGAAGGATTGGTAAAAAGATGGAGCATAAAAAGCACGAGTTTGAAATACCAAGCGACATACTATATGCAAAACGATCAGAGGTTTTATGTGAATTGATAAAAGAAACTTTGCCAGATGGATGGGAAAGTGATAATAGGTTTAGTTCACAAGATACGTTCTTTAGTAAAGATGGTAAAAGTTTTGCAAGAACTACTATAAGGAGGTGGGTACCATGACCCGCCCCGAACTACATGAACTCTTAGACATTGTAATTGATGCGAGGGAGAAATACCCAAATTACGAATTTTATTTACATGTTGAATATAATATTCAGTTTTACCATGTTAATTATAAGTACCTATCTGATTACAATTACCCCACCTTCTCCGACTTTACACAAGCGGTTAAGAAGTATATTAAAACATTGGAAACTAAATAAAAAGAATCATGAAAACCCTATCAATCCAAAAAACAACCTACCCCGATGGCAATGTCCGTACATGGGAAGGATGCAGAATGCAGGAGCATAAATATTATGCAATGGATTCGGAATTGTTTAACAGATGGAATGTTTACATACATAACCAGCTATTAAAGTGCCGGATGTGGAATAATATCATCGGCAAGATCAAATTAACTAACACGGTTAAACCCGGAGGAGTTGCTCACATAGATGGCCAGGAGTCGGCTTTGAGGATGGCGAAGGAGATATTGTCATGAGATTCCACCAAAAACCATCCCCGAAAAACTTCTTTTTAAAGCTATTATTAGCAGCGACGATTTGGCTTTTAATAGTGTTTATTTGCGAATTATTTGTGGGGTTTTATTTGCAGGTGTCGTGAGGAATTTGTAGATTAGTTAAACGATGCCCGGTCTGACAAATAAGGGTTAATCAAAGAAACTGCCGGTATTGTGCGTTTAAGAAGTCAGACCCTTAGACAAACTTTATCGGCTTTATTTATTTTATATGAGTACAGAAATAGAACTACATCAAATCAAACTACCAACAGTCCAGGAACTTTACACGGAACCGGAAGAGGTTTTAAAAGCTGAACAGTTGACAGTTATCCTAAATCAGCAACCGCCTGAAGCATGGATAAAAAAGCATCCGTACATTTCAAATTACATATACATCCCGATTGATAAAATTGAGTTTCTTTTAAAGCGTATTTTTAAGAGTTACAGGATTGAGGTATTAAGGGAAGGTACTTCATTCAATGGAGTTTATTGTGTTGTAAGGGTCCATTACTTGCATCCGATTACCGGACAATGGGAGTTTCATGATGGTATTGGTGCTGAGGCTTTACAGGTTAAGGCTGGAAGTAGCCCGGCTGATCTTGCAAATATCAATAACGGTGCTTTGGGAATGGCTTTCCCGATTGCTAAAACAAGGGCATTAAAAGATGCCTGCGATCATTTCGGCACTACGTTTGGAAGCGATCTAAACCGAAAAGATACTTTGCAGTACTCAATGGATAAGAAACTTATTGAGGTTGCAAAAACTAAAGAAGAGCAGCGCATGGAAAAGCTGATCGAAAAAGCAAAAGACCGTGAAACGCTTGAAGGATTGAAAGCACATTTAACAGAAAAATTACAAACTCAATTTGATACGAAATGGAACCTATTAAAGTAAGAGCATCATCAAGTGGTAAAATTTCCGGAGTTAAAGGACTTGGTGAAACAGGTAAAACATTCTGCAAAGAATGGCTAAAAGAGCAACTTTATAAAAGGCGCAAAGATATTAAGTCAAAGTATATTGACAAAGGCAACCGGAATGAAGAGGATGGGTTTACCTTAATGGCCTTGGAACTTGACTTAGGGATGGTTTATAAAAATCAATCTTACTTTCAATCAGAACATTTTTGCGGAACTCCTGATTTAATTCATAACGGCATAGTTTACGATAATAAGTGTAGCTGGGATTTAAGCACGTTCCCGATGTTTGAAACTGAAATACCTAATAAGGATTATTGGTATCAGCTTCAGGTTTATATGGAACTGACCGGATGCCGTAAAGCTATATTAGCATACACGCTAATTGATGCGGATATGGATTTAATTCAGCAAGCGGTTAAATGGGAAACAGATCCCGAAAAGATTTATCAAACGGTCTGTAACATGGTTTATACTAAGGAACGTTTTGATGAAGCGTTTGCAGAGTTTTGCCCTTTGGCAACATCGGACTATTTCATTGAGATACCAGCAAAAGACCGTATAAAAACATTTGCTTTTGATTACGATGAAGAGGCAATAACAAAACTTAAAGAGCGAGTTTTGGAATGTAGAGAGTATATTAATTCACTTTTAAACACTAAATAAAATGGGAAGGATTTCCGTAAAATTAAATTTGGCAGCCTTAAAAAACGCTGCAATTATCACATCTGGAAAGAATAAAGATGTTGATTGTATCTTAATACCAATCGAACAAAATCATTTATTTCGTTCCGAAAAAGGGGCGGTTTATCTTGATGTTATCGGGTTTGAAACTGCACCCGAAAAGCGCAAAGGCAAAGATACCCACATGGCTAAACAGTCACTTGATAAAAAAGTGCTGGATGCAATGAGCGAAGATGAAAAGAAAGCGATGCCGATATTGGGGAACTTCATTGATTGGGATCAGTCAGGTGAAAGTCAAGGATCACAAACTGAGCAAGGTGCAAAAGTAGTTGATACATTTGAGGATTTAGGATTTTAGTATTCACACCCCCGGCTAACTGCCGGGTTAAAACTTGACTAAATGCTACACTATTATATTGCTCCAGGACTATCTTACAGTCATTTGCAGGGTGCACTAAAAAAGTTAAATGCAGAAAAGCTAAACAAACGCATTGTAATAAGAAGCCTTGACGAAGCCAAAGCGCACCGGATTATGTTGGTAGTTGCTGAATATTACAACATATTCTTGCAGGATCTAAAAAGTGAATCAAGAATTGGTAAATTTAAAGGTGCAAGGCAAATTGCTCAATATCTTATTAAAGAAAAAACCACTTTAAACTATGCTCAAATTGCGAGGCTTTTCAATCGTGAACGTACAACCGTTTATTATTCATGTCAAACCGTTGCCGATTTACGAAGCATAGATAAGAAGTTTGATGCAGAATATAAAGAAGTCGAAAGCTATGTTTAACCACTTGCACCAACGCATTCTATTACGCAAATTCAGAGGCAAGTCCCTAAAAGGATTTGATTTGAGTGAGGTTTGTGTTGCGATTATGGAATATTATTCTTAGATTAGTTTTACCCGACCAGCCAGCGGGATTAAGAAACATAAACCATCCATATTTGGGGGATTGTCTGGCTGGC